GAAAACGGCGCTGTCTTTTATCGTCTGCCGATTAGTGCCTTCATTCAAAAAGGTTTTAAACCAGAAGATGTTCCTGGGCGTAGACTTGATGAGTTACAGCTTTGGAATTGTTTTAGTTATTATCCTGCTGTTACTACTTGGGATATCTTAGACGGACAATCAGGAAAATATTGGGGTAAAGACAAAAAATGGCATCACGGTAAATATTTATTTACTGTTGATTTTGCTCACCCAGAGAGTAATATAGTAGATACTGATCATTCAGAAGTTCCGCACGAGCACAAGTGCGCTCACATCATAGCTCTCGAAGACGGGAATTATGCAGCACAACCAAACAACAGATGTTTATGGGACATACCTTCATTTACAGTGAAAGATAATGTACCTGATTGGAAAGTGCAAACTAATGAATGGAACGTAGAAGATAGTAGTAAGTGGAGAACAGAAGACACGGACAAATTCTTTTACGAAATTGAGGAGAAAAAAAATGATTAAAGTACATTGCATAGACTGTGGGCATGAAATTCATAAGTATTTATGTCCTGCAACTAATTGTGATTGTTACATGGAGGTAAAGACATCAATGATTAAGTGGATTAAAAAACAACTAAAAAAATACACTGATTGGATTTTTAAAGATTTTTATAAGTAATGAAAAATAAAA